TAGGCTACCGTCTAAAACCTGTTTCGGGTTTCCGGCTCCCGACAAAAGCCAGTTCCGGTCTGACACAATCCGAAATTTTGCGTCATCGTGGCTCACCTACGAAGTGGTGTGGATCGCTTAGGTCTCGCGGCGTATGCGGGCACGGTTCAACCTTTTGTGAGGAATAGACGATGGCAACCACAGCCTATGGGGTTAACCACCCCCTTGCGGTGAAGTTGTGGTCACCGAAACTCCTCCGGGAAGCCCTGAAGGAGACCTATGTGTCCCGCTTCATGGGCACCTCCAAGAACTCGCTCGTCTACGTCAAGAACGAGTTGAACAAATCCGCTGGCGACCGGATTCGGGTCGGCCTGCGGATGCAGTTGTCGGGAACCGGCGTTCTCGGCGACGGGACCTTGGAGGGCAACGAGGAGTCCCTGACCACCTACACCGACGATGTGCTGATCGATCAACTCCGCCACGCCGTCCGTTCGAGCGGCGAGATGTCCGAACAGCGCGTTCCGTTCTCGGTCCGCGAGGAGGCCCTCGACGGCCTCCGGGACTGGTGGGCGGATCGGATCGACACGAGCTTCTTCAACCAAGTGTGCGGCAACACCAGCGCGTCCGAGGCGTTCACGGGGCTTAACTCCCCGACGGTGCCGACTTCCGCCGCCGGCAATGTCCGCATCATCTACGGTTCCGGCTCGACCTCGACCACGGCGTCCTATACCCAGACCTCCTCGGCTTCCGCTTCGGCCAAGGGCCTACACTTCACGCCGGCGGTGATCGACGTTGCGATCAACGTGGCCAAGACCTCTGTGCCGCTGATCCGGCCGCTTAAGATCGGTGGCCAGTACAAGTATGTGATGTTCATTCACCCGAACCAGACCCGCCAGTTGCGGACCAACAACGCCGCCAACACCGTGACCTGGTATGACATCATGCGAGCCCGAATACAGGGCGGGGAGATGGACAATCCCATCTTCAACGGCGCCCTGGGCGAGTACAACGGCGTGATCCTGCACGAGTCGACCCGGCTTCCCGGTTGGGACACGGCCACGGCCAACGGTGACGACACCCGGAAGGCCGTCCTGTGCGGCGCCATGGCGGCATGCTTCGCCACCGGGCGGCGTGACGCGGATCAACAGATGAAATGGGTCGAGGAGCTGTTCGACTACGAGAACCAGCTCGGCGTCTCGGCGGCCATGATCTGGGGCCTGAAGAAATCGGTGTACAACTTAATCGACTTCGCGACGATCGTCTGTCCGACGGTCTCGGTCGATCCGATTTAAAGGAGGACTGACATGAGTACCTTTACAGCTTCGCTTCAGTTCTCCCCCAACCTCAAGGCGGTGCATACGGGCATCGTCGCGGTCGGGTCGAGAACATCCATTTGCGCCACGGGCACGGCGGCATCCGTTCTCCTGCTCGGCAACGTGCCGAACGGGGCGACCTTGGTGGACTGGTGGGCACACATCATCACCGCCGGCGCCGATCAAACGGTGCAAATCGGCACGTCCAACTCGCCGTCCGGCATTGCCGCGCTGTTCTCGCTAACGCAGTGCTTCTCGTTGTCGCCGTCCGCTGGCGGCCCGACATTGCTGCGGATTGTCGGCGCGACGAACAGCAACGACTATCGTGCACCACAAGGCGACCGATTGCCGGTGAGGATTTCCCTCTCCGACGACGTGCAGCCGACGCAGGTGATGGTTCAGGCCGTCCTCGGCACCGCCATTTCCGCCTCGGCGCTGTTCTCCTGGATGCTGTTCTACACGATGGACGGCACGGTGGGGAACACCACGATTCGATAACTTCCTTCCCGAAACCCCCCTGGGAAACTGGGGGTCGGTCGCCTAGCGTCCGGCCCCCTTCTTTTTGGAGAACCGCGTGAAACTTATCCCGGCCCAGGACATCTTTACCGAAGCCAAGCAGTACCTCGAGGGCAAGGCCGCCGAAGGCGGAGACCATCCGAAGGATTTGGATAAAGCAGAAGAACTTCTCAACGAAGTCCTCAACCACAACGTCGGCAACGACATGGTGCTCTACGTCCTTGGCTCCCTGCACATGGAGAGGGGCAATTCAGGCCTTGCGGTGCAGTTGCTCTCCCAGGTGACGCAGATGGTGCCGAAGTTCGGCGAGGCGTGGAACAACCTCGGACTCGCCTATCGGGGCGTCGGAGATTGGAAGCGCGGAACTGCCTGCATCAAGGAGGCGGCGAAATACATCAACCACCCAGACATCCCGTGCAATGCCGCCGGCATGCACATCAACCGGGGAATGGCGGAGAAGGCGCTGAAATGGGCCGACAAAGCCCTGGAAACAGACCCGCAGCATGTCAAGGCGCGATGGCACAAGGCGATGGCGCTTCTCGAACTGCGGCGCTGGGGCGAGGCATGGGATTATCACGAAGCGCGGCTCGAAGGCGGCGCCCAGGAGAGAATCGCTGAGCGCAATTACCACGCACCGGATATGACCCCATGGTGGGACGGCAAATCCAAAGGCACCGTCGTCATCCACGGCGAGCAGGGCATGGGCGACGAAATCATGTTCGCCTCGTGCATCCCGGACGCCCTTGAAACAGGTGCCAAGCTCATCCTCGAGCCGTCGCCGCGTTTGGAGAGCCTATTTAAACGCTCGTTCCCGGAAGCGAAGGTTTATGGCACCGATGATACGGATGGAAACAGGTGGATCGAAGAACTGGGGAAACCTGATTTCAAGTGCGCTTTGGGCACTCTGCCGAAGTTCTACCGACGGTCCGCCGAATCCTTTCCGGGTAAGCCGTATCTCGTCCCCGACAAGGGCAAGCGCGCCTGGTGGGGCGACAAGATGAAGGCGCTGGGGAGGAAACCCAGGATCGGCTTGGCCTGGCAGGGTGGTGTCGAGGCGACCCGCTACGATGCGCGGTCCTTCCACCCGCTGAACCTGGCTCCGTTGTTCCAGCACGATGCGGCCTGGATATCGCTGCAATACGACCAGACGGCGCGTGAGAACGTCCAGGACGTGAGGGACAAGCTGGGGGTGAGGATCCACCACTGGCCGAAAGCCGTGGAGGCCACCGACCCGGATACCGGCAAGCCGAACGATCTGGACGGGTTGGCGGCGTTGATCTCGCAACTCGATCTGGTGATTTCAGTGTGCCAGACGGCGATTCATTTCGCTGGCGGCCTGGGTGTCGAGTGCTGGTGCCTGACGCCGTCGCAGCCGTCATGGCGCTACGGCAACGTCGAGGAAACGAACATGCCCTGGTACGACAGCGTCACCCTGATCCGCCAAGAGCCGGGGGTGACCGACTGGACGCCAGCGATCAACGAGGTAAACGAACGACTGGGGAAATACCTGGGAGAAAGGAAGGAACGAGCATGATGTTTACGAGACGACAATTCTTCAGAGGGGTGGCCGCAACCGTTGTTGTCGCTGCTTTTCCCCTGCTGCCAGCAACCGCACGGGCATGGAAGTCCGTCCGAAAACTCCAGGCGGAGGCGTGGAAGTCTTTAGTGGTACGCCATGTAACAAAGACGTTGCCTTGGGCCGATGAGGTAAAAGCTGAATTTTTCGATTTTAACTATCAAATTGGCGTACTCGCTGGGGCTGGTGGCCGACGCCATGCAGTCAGGGCTCACACCAAACGGAACTTGACAACCACTAACGCACGGGAAGCGGCCCATGAAATAGCCATGGCGTTGACCAGGTGGTTTGCGGCATGAGCTTAATCACGGAGGATTACCGCGTCCTCAATACCGAACTCCACGAACGCAGGCCCGACTACGGGGTGTCGGGTAGCAAGTGGGCCGGGCAGATCGAGGAAATCGCCCGAGTATTGGAGGCAGTCACCCTCCTCGACTACGGCTGCGGCAAGCAGACCCTCGGAAAGGCATTATCACACTTGATCGTCAGGAACTATGACCCAGCGATCCCGGACTTGGCGGATGAGCCCGAACCGGCCGACATGGTGGTCTGCACAGATGTCCTCGAACACATCGAACCGGACTGCCTGGAGGACGTGCTGGACGATTTGAAGCGGTGCGCCCTAAAGGGGATTTTCCTCACCGTGGCGACCCGCCCGGCGAAGAAGGTTCTTGCCGATGGCCGCAACGCGCACCTGATCCAGGAATCGGCCAACTGGTGGCTACCGAAAATCATGGCCCGTTGGGACCTGAAACTGTTCCAGTGTTCGGGTGATGCGGAGTTCGCGGCATTCGCGGTGCCCAAGGGGGTGAACGGTGAAGCCGTTTAAAATCTACCCTGGGCGGCGAGGGAGACCACGTTTGCCATTAAGCGATAAGTCTCTTTTTGACCGATATTGGAAGCGCGCTCTGGACTCTGAGTGTTGGGAATGGATAGGAGCTTTATTCCCGCACGGATATGGCGCGTTTGGGAATGTACGCGGCCTAAGCCACTATGTCCACCGTGCCTCCTGGCAATTGTATCGGGGGCAAATTCCTGCGGGCATGTTTGTTCTACATCACTGCGATAATAAGCGTTGTGTTAATCCAGGTCATCTTTTCCTCGGCACCCAAAAAGATAACATGGATGACATGCGGGCCAAGGGGCGCGCAGCAAACATGGGACCGCGTGGTGAAAGGGCACGGTCTGCAAAACTAACAGAAGAACAGGTGAAACACATTAGGGCCGACACTCGTTCGGGGCCTGTAATTGCTGCAGAATACGGCATTCAAAAATCGGCAATTAACAAGGTTCGCAGGCGCGCAACATGGGCTCATGTGGAGTAGAGCCGATGACTGAAAATAAACCATTCAAATGTTTCGTAGGCTGGGATGCCCGCGACCACCCGGCCTATACGGTCGCCGTTCATTCGCTCCGCAAGCATGCTTCCGTGCCCGTCGAGGTCATTCCCCTCATCGACCGGGACCTCCGCGCCAGGCAAATCTACTGGCGCTCGTACCGGGTCGATCACCGGGGCCAGATGTGGGACGACACCGACGGCAAGCCGTTCTCGACCCAGTTTTCGTTTACCCGGTTCGCCGTTCCGATCCTTGAGGATTTCGGCGACGACTGGGTGCTGTTTACCGATGCCGACGTGATGTGGCGGGCCGACATCAAGGAGTTGATCGGTTGTATCGATGAGAGCAAGGCCGTCATGTGTGTCAAGCACGATCATCGCCCGAGAGAGCGGGAAAAGATGGACGGTGTCTTGCAGACCACCTACGAGCGCAAGAACTGGTCGAGCGTCATGCTGATGAAGCCCGCCAGGTTGCGCGGGGTGTTCGGAAAGTACGCGCTCAACAACAGCCAAGGTTCGGCCCTCCACGGTTTCGCCGGCTTGCTTGATGAGGAAATAGGTGAACTGGACCCGGCATGGAATTGGCTGGAAGGTCATTCTTCGTCCGATATCACGCCCAAGCTGGTTCATTATACCCGGGGCTCCCCGGACATGACGGGACACCGTGACGCCGCGTTCAACGAGGAATGGTGGATGCACTACCAGGACGCCGGCTGGGGCAAGGTCGAATATCCACTGATCGCCGTAGGCGCCTGAGATGCGCTGGTCATCCGTTGAGGATCGGTTCTGGGCGAAGGTTAAGAAAACACCAACATGTTGGCTTTGGCTCGGCAGCTTATCAAAAGGCTATGGTACGATCTATCACAATGGCGGTGTTGTTCGTGCGACACACATGGCCTTGCGCCTTATTAAAAACGTTGCAGTGCCTGAAGGCATGATGGTTTGCCACATATGCGACAATCGCAGGTGCGTCAACCCGGACCATCTCTTTGTCGGCACAGCCTCTGATAATGCGCGTGATGCTTTTAACAAGGGACGGGTAAAACCGCCGCTTCTTTATGGAGAGGCACACGGGAAGTCAAAATTATCTGACGTGCAAGTGAAAGAAATTAGGCGTCTGCGTGCGTCAGGCATAGGCCCCAGAAAGCTGGGGCAAAGGTTTCATGTACACGAAACCACAATCATTGGCATCGTCAATGGAAAATGGAGAAAGACGAGCTATGAGACGCCGGCAAATTGTTGAACTAAGACAGAAAAAGGAGACACACGATGGGCAAGTCAAAATCGTATCGCGGCGGACCCGCGTTTCAGGGCCGCAACACGCCGGGAGCGGAAACGACCCCGAGCAGGGGTTCCCACTCAGACGGCGAAGGCACGAAAATGTCCGGCACCGACGGCTACGGCCGGATGGGAATGAGCAAGGGAACCCGCGCGAAGTCGAAGAGCGGCAAGGTCTCGGCGAAGGCCAAGGGCATCTACGGTCAAAGCTAGGCCAGTGCCCGAATTGCGGAAAGCACGTAGGGCGGGGGGTCAATGTCCATGCTGAATTTTGTCAGGGGTAAACCGTGAGCGATACCAATGCCTTAAGGTTACGCATCGCCGAGGAACTGAACCGCCAGCCCTCCGATCTCATCGGCTCGCCGTTCTTGTCGGTCGGGCTGGTCATCAACCGTGAGATCAACAACGCGATCAAGCACTACGAATCGACGCGGTTCCGGTGGAACGAGGTCCGCGAGCAAACCTTGTTTACTACCGTTTCCGGGCAGAGAACCTATTCCCTGCCGGCCGATTTCATCCGCATGGATACCCTGAAGCTGATCTACAACAACGCCTATATCCCGCTCAAGAAACGAACCTGGGAAGAGATCGAATCCCTGGACCGCCAGGTCACCGTGGCGACGGGGGTGCCGAACAGGTTTACCATCTACGGCAATGTGGTTCGCCTCTATTCGGTGCCCAACCAGGCGCTGACGGCGATTGGATCGTATATCCGCCGCGACCGGCCGACATCACTGTCCGGGAGCTTCTGTTCGGTCATCGCCTTCGCCGGCTCTTCATCGCTGACCGCGACCTCCACTGCGTCGCACAACAACCAACTCAACGGCTGGACGACGGACGGCGAGGAACTGATCCGATCCCGGGCCAAGGCGTCGGTGCAGATCAAGTATCTCTATGACGAGGGGGCCATCGCCGAAATGCGGCAACTCCGATTGACCCGGGAACCCTATCTGTCGATTCCCGAACGGCTGGCTTATGAGCGCCTGGCCGACGAAACCAACGACGCCCTTTCGAGCGGCCGAATCCAGCCCTACCACATTTGAATATGTAGTGCCAATGATCGATCATAAAACCGTTCGTGCGTGGCTCCATTATAATCCGCAAACTGGCGTTTTCACGTGGCGGGTGAACCGGGTTAAGGTCAAAGCTGGTGATAAGGCTGGCTGGATTTTGCGTTCACGCCCCGGTTGTTCGTATCGTCAAATTACAATAGCGGGGAAGAAATACTATGCTCACCGGTTAGCGTGGTTTTGGATGACGGGGCGGTGGCCTCCCGAACAAATAGATCACAAAAACAGCAATGGCCTTGACAATCGATGGGCTAACCTCCGCTTGGCATCGCGCAGCCAAAACGGGATGAACTCTCAACGTCGGCTACGAAACAAAAGCGGGTTTAAGGGGGTTTGTAGATACCGAAACGAAGAGCGATTTACTGCACAGATTAAAGTTGGCGGCAAGCACCGCCATCTTGGCTATTTTGCCACCGCCGAAGAAGCCCATGCCGCGTATTGCGCCGCCGCCCAAAAATATTTTGGCGAATACGCGCGGAGCGTCTAATGCCCGAACCCCTCATCATTCCCTTCGGCGGCATGCTGGCCGATCAGCCGTCGTACAAAAACCCCGGCCTGGTGCTGGCCCGGAACGTTCGGCCACGGACACGTTCATACGGGCCGTTCCGGGCGCTGACGGCGATCTCCAACGCCTTGACCGAACGCTGCCTGGGGGCGATGTCGGCCCGGGACGCCAATGACGACGTGTTTGTCTATGCCGGCGACGAAAACCGCCTCTATGAG